GTTTGGTTTCGTTTCAATTAAAAGTTTGCGACTTGTGCTCAAAAACCATGCTCTCACGAGCATGTAAAAATAGCATCAGTAAACTGAAGTAAGGCAAACTCGTAAATGTACGAAAGCGTTAAAAACCCCCCAAAGGGAAAAGCAGCCGGCCGCACCGGGTCTTAACTACGCTCGCGAGCGTAGATGCTTTATTTGACAACGTTAAACCCCCGCTGGCACCGCATAGGTGTAGAGGGAAGGAGTATTGATAAAGAAAAAGTAATTGTAGTCATGACCGCAAGCGGCATAGACATTAACACGATTTCTCGTCGTAGATGCTGTCCATTGATTAATAATCTGGAGCACCACGTTGTCACCATCTGTTCCATCCACTGCAGATCCCAAAGTTGAATAACTTGGGTTCACAAACTGCATGTTGTACTGAGAATAGTAGGGAAAATTCATGACAATCCCCGGCTGAAGCCGTTGATCTGTCAAGGCCAAACCACTATTGGGTTCGGACAGATTCGAGTTATACGTCTGAGACATAATACTCGATGTTGTGGTTGCGGTCACTGCAACCGAGTTGTAGGATGCTGTTGTGATAGCACCTGCAAAACGTTTTAGAGTTAAATTGGCCGGTGGATTTGATGTCGAGGCACTGCTAGATTCCAAATTATAACTCCAATTCATAGAACCTCGTTGCCCAATAAACAACAGAGATACCAACTGTGGGATGTTCATCTTTTGATAATTGTATGGGGCTGACCCCACACCGATCACCTTAGTGCCGGTCCAAACCCCATTAGGGTCGAAACCAGCATACTTGAGGCGTCGAGAACTGAACAGCGAGTTGGACGTAAATTGCGACGTTGCGACCATGTCTGGTAACAGCACCGTGTATTGGTATAACATTCGATGAATTAATGGCCTGAACGAAGTGACTCGTTCGCCGTGATGGATGAGATTTCGATTCGGATCCCCTTCTGTAATGGAGTTCCCAGCAATAACCTGACAAGGGTTAGTGGGATACACCAGTTCAGCACTCTGAAGGGTATACGGAGACAACGTTGTTGTCTGATTATGTACCATTGATGGCCATGCGAATTCGATGTTGTCAGCAGCTCGCACAAAAACCATAACGGGAATTGCCGTGTTGGCAACTGGACCTGAAAGCGGGTTAACAACTCGCATTGTGATCAGACCGTTGCACGCGGTGTTTGAGGGTGCCAAGGCGGCACCTAGGAGGTTGTAGTTTCCGGTCTGGAACGCAGTCTTCAAGTAAGTTGTGGCCTGCATATACGGGACTCTCACTTCGATATCTTGCTCAGCTCCGATGTCCACCACTTCATTGAAGATAGTGGTATAATCGGGTACGTTGATAGAGATGTCATTAGTGGGGTCAAACGAAATGCGCACGCGTCCTTTATGAAAGCGAGTACAAATAAATTTGAACCGGAAGATCATGTCCCCTCTCCAATGAGCAAACATTGTCGAAACATAACCGGGAGGTGTGAATTGGATAGGTGTGTTAGCACTGACTTGATAAGCCAGCGCTGGTGTGACGCGTGAGACCAATGTCAACGCATCCACCGCATCTGTGGAGCTAAGGATCGCATTACCGAGCCAACACTCCCGCGCAGCTATACCCGCTACGCTGAGTTCGTCAGTTCCATCTAAACCGACTGTACGAGGATCCAAGGTGACCTCGTTCTTTGGGTCAACTGCGGAACGATCCGTGGGCACTGATATCTCGCACGTACTGTTATGCGGGAAGGCCGTAGGTTTGTAAAGAGCCACAGGACTGTTGTTGGGTACATTTGTGAACCCTAAGGAAGATGCTACCGACGACAAACTTCCCATAATCATTGATGTTGCTTTCATATAAGGTCCAATCAGTGGAACACGAGACAAAGAGCCCGAAGCTGAGGCAGCTGCGGATGCAATTTGCGAAGGCTTATAATCAAACTCATCTGATTGTAGAGCTAACTTAGTCGTGGGGGCGTGGAGTTTCACATTCTCAGCCCATGCATAGATGTTAACCACAATGGACGTACCAGTAATACCGGTAGCTGACACCAAAGCAGCATATAATGCTGGGGTGATTGTACCCATATTCTGCATATCCGTAGCACTCGTCAGATCCAACCAATTTTTGTGATAAAAGAAGGGGAGTGTAATTTCTCCTCCTTGACACGTTTGTGGGAAGATCCAAACTTTGGGACGCTGGGAGTATGCCATGAGTTCACCTCCTCCTATATCAGTGATAATGGTCGTACCAGCAAGATTTTGGAGGGGACAATATGTAAAAGCCATCGCACCTGAATAAAATGGTGACGCGTTGACCACAAACTTCAATTTTAGATCACAACTGATAAAGGAGTAATTGTTAATTTTGTTCTTGATCGGCGTACTGTTAAAAAACAAATGCCAAGGATACCACGTCGTAGTGGTGTTGTACGCATCAGACTGAGCCCAAACATGAGATTTGATCAGGACAGGTCGACTTAAGTACTTAGCCAACTCAACTTCAGGTTGTCGGTCGTTCAAATTTGTCCTATCTATGGATGGAACAGACCAACTTGTACCAGGGACTTCATCCAAGAACTCAGCCGTAACTGCTTGGGTAACCCCGGAGGATTCACTACCTCCCAACATCATCTCCGCTTCCTCCGATTGAAGGGAACAGGACATGCTCAAATTTGTATACTCTTGTGTAAGAGGTGAATCTAAGTGATTCACGCACTGCCTCATTTCTAGTGCTGAGGCACAACTTTGGCAGAGCCCACGCCCTGCCGATGTATAATTGATGCAAACATATATGTATACGATACAAGCGGTAGTTACCCGACATGTAAAGGGGGGATATCCTCCCCCAGGAGTGCTTTTAACTGAGGTGCAACTAACTCGGACTATAGAGAGTCACTCACGCAATTTAGAGTTTGCTTCGAACTCCCCAACCAATTGACCCCAGGTTGGGAATGGGCGCTCATTGTAAATTTCGAGCTGCAGCTTCTTCATGAACATCGTAAAAAGTGCATATTTCTCCTCGAAAACTGATCTACCATACCAGAAATACTCTCGCAGAGCTGTGTGCATCACTTCGACCGAGTGTTTTTGCGGACTCATTGTCTTCGATGCCACGTGCATTGTCATCATCTTATCTAGTGACTCATGATCTAGAGGACAGACGTAAACGCCTAACTCAGGTTCGAATCGCCACTTACGCTTCAAGAATGAGGCATTGTCAATGTGGATGTATGGCACACTCTTAGCTAACTTATCCCCCATGGTGAACCCCACTCCAATATCGGCAAGCACCTTAGTGATTGCTACATGATTGAACCAAGGACACTTAGGGCTAACACCCATAATCATGTCATCTCCATATGTCATCAAGTGCACATTTTCCTTGAAATCTGTGCACGTACCGGCTGGATTCAATACGCAATACGCATAGCGCATGTATAGACAATTCAACAAGCCGTTGATGATCACTGTGATAATTTGACCAGAGGGATTGGAACAAAACAAGCGAATGAGGCAACCGAAAAAGTTCAACCAAGCAAAGGCAATATCCTCAGCCATTCCACGCATTGTGTTCTCAGCGTCCTGACTGTATCCAGCAAAGACGGCGATGTAAATAAGGATGTCGAAACTCGCCAGCATCATCATCGCGGCGACTTGCTTATCGAAAAGCTTATAGTCCCCATCACAAATTTGCTCTAAACCAAAAAATGTCAGGTGAACACGAAGTTCGTGCCATTCTTCTGATTGGGCGATAGTACCGGGCCCCGCTTCGAAAAGAAGACGATGCTTCTGGACTAAGCGAATGAGTGACATAAAGTACATTCGCACCGCTATAGACCAAGGCATGTTCGCAGCGCAAAACAACCGAAGTTCTCCTGCCGCTACCTTCTTAAGTGACCGCGCTTCATCCTTCAAACTCCCATTAAAAATAGGGCAATAAAGTTTCTTGCTGCTATAACACTCAAGGATCCGATCAATTTCTTCAGCGACCTCTGGAGTAAGATCGACCGCATTTGGGTACTCCTCAGTCGCTTCTCGCGCAACCATAAAATACTTCTTGCTTTTGTTGAATGGAAAACCGGCGCTAGTGTTCCGATTCATTTTGTCAACATAAGCAAGCCCCGGTTTCCCGTTGACCGCTGTATCAAGATCATAGACATGGACTTCCTTCAAATCCTCCGCTGTGAGACCCTTCATCACATCCGCTATATAGCACTGCTTCGCATGCTCAAGAATAGTAGAGTTCATACCTGATATAGGTTTCACCATTTCCTTAAGGGCTTTGTGCTTAGGCACCCACGAATTCAAATCAGGTGCTGCTGTGCGACACACATAACCATGCTCAATCGCTAGATCATGCATAAAAGTTTTTGTGACGCGAGAGCGTAATCTGCTTCGGTGACCAATAAATGATCCATATACTTCCGCAGACCCTTGATCGATATATCGCACTGCAGACTTGAAGTGGAGATCACCAAGGGTTTGAACATAAGTCCCCACCTGGAGCGTGGGGGTCCCTTCTTCAATAATGTTAGGGAATAGGCCATTGAGAAATTCACAATCGATGGCTAGTGCGTGAGCGACATTGTTTATCGAACCCAGCACATGGATACCCAGAATGGCTGGACCCATAGCCGTGCGTGAGATCATCAAAGCCCCACAGTCACCTTTGGTGGTGAGAATAGCTGTTGTCGCTTTCCACATATCACACGTGATGGGGATTGCGAGAGCTTCGTGCTCATACACCGAGTTACGAACTAAAGTCGGAGAATACATGGCATTAACATATGAACTCCCATCCATGTTTCGCCCAAAGTAGACTCCATCGAACTGTGCCTGAAAAGTTTTCTTCACAAATAAATTGCAAATATTCTTCTTTGGAGGTACATTCGGTATCTTAATGAATACAATATCTCGTTCTGGATAACGCATGAGTTGAACTTGCG